TACCAGCCCGAGCTACGGCGAGATCGGGCGGGCGTTGCGTCCCGAAGTGGACAAGTCACGCGCACGGCAGTTAGTCGATCAGCTGGTCGCGCTGGGCGTCATTGAGCGACCGCCGGCATCGCGCCGGGGCATTCGCATCCGCGATCTTCAACGCTGCCGTGATCTTATTGACGACGCGCTTGGTCAAAAGGGCTGGCATCATTCCAAAGCGCTCGGCGCGCTCGAGGCCCCCTCCACATTTGAGCACCTGCCGTTGCTGCCCCTGATCGAGCTACCGCCCGGTTCACACTGAGCGGAGGTACCATGGCGGTCGACACGAAGAGCATGCGGGATCTGATTGACGCAGCTCCTGGCGATCGCATGGCGATGGACAAGAGCCATCTGCATGCGCTGATCGACGCCGCGCCTGGCGATCGCATGGCCGTCGAAAAGAACCAGATCCGCTGGCTGCTCGATGCGGTGGATCTTGGCCGCGTCGCCGACCAGCTCGCCGGCATGAGCCAGCAGGTTCGCAGCCTGGCGATCGCGGCATGAGCGCGCCAAGCCATCCCGGCGCGATCGACGTCAATGGCCTGCCGTATCTGCGCGATGCGAAGGGTAACCTCGTGCCGCTGTCGGCCGTGAAGCCTGCCGATCTGCTCATGGACGAGACCGTGCGAAAGATCCTGGCGGATGCGCGCGCCATGTCTGCGCTGATCTCGGAGTTCAAAATCCGGACGTTCGAAAGCATCGGCGAGCTGCAAGCGCTGTTCCTGCAAAACTACGGCGCGACGGTGGGCGGCACGAAGGGCAACATCACGCTGACGACGATCGACGGCCGGGAGAAGGCTCAGGTTCAGGTCGCGGACCGGATCGAGTTCGGCCCCGAATTGCTGTCGGCGAAAGCCTTGATCGACGAATGCCTGACCGAATGGGCGGCTGATGGGAGCGCGCAGATCCGCGCGCTCGTGAATCGCGTGTTCCAGGTCGACAAGGAAGGCCAGATCAACCGGGCCGAGATGTTCATGCTGCTGCGCGTGAACATCGACGAGCCGCGCTGGATCCGCGCCATGGAGGCAATCCGCGAATCCATTCGTACGATCGGCTCAAGCCGGTACGTCCGCTTCTATAACCGGCCAGCTGGCGACGCGCCCTGGTCGGCCGTGACGATCGATCTGGCCTCGGCATGACCCGGTGGGCAATCCTGCGCACCAGCGGTGGCCAGACGCTACCGCTGATGCGATCCTTGGGTGAGGCCGGCTTCGACGTCTGGTCGCCGGCACGGCCTATCCGCCGGCACCTCAAGGCGAAGACGCCGACTGGCACCAGGTTGATCGATACCGAGATACCGATCCTGCCGACGTTCGTGTTCGCCAACGAGGCTGACCTTCCCCAGCTGGGCGATATCGTGGACGACATGGCCAGCGGGCGCGGGTCGTTACACCCCGCATTCTCGATCTTTCGCTATGGCGGCCGCATCCCAATCGTAGGTGATGCGGAGGTGAGGGGGCTCCGTGAGGAGGAGGAGCGCACTATCGCCGTCCTCCAGGCTATGCGTGACGCCGAGAGCCATGCGGAGGGGGAGAAGATCCGCATCGCGGCTATCAAGTCCGAGGCGGCGCGACGTCGGGCGACGAAGGAGATGGAGCGGCAGCAGCGCGCAGCGTTACGGTCGACTCGCAAGAGCTTTGAGCCCGGCACACAGGTCGAGGTGTCGGAGATGCCAGCACTGGCGGGCGTATCGGGCGTGGTCGAGACCAGCGACGGCGCGCATGCCTGGGTGCGCTTTGGTTCGCATTCATGGAAAATTGAGGGATGGCGGCTATCGCTGTCGGCTTCAGACACATCGGCCGTATCGGGCCTCGCCGCTTAAGCGGCATTCGGGACAGACGATCTGGAGCTTCGGCTCTTGCGCGCCCGCCATCACTTCCCCGCGACCCGTCGCGGAGGAAGTCGTAAGCATGTCGAACTTCCGGAGGTGGCTATGGCCGCACCACAGCCCCGCACCGTGGCCGAGCAGCTGCGCGACGCCGGCGATCAGCTCTACCGCCTTGCCGACTTGGCAGAGACGCCGCAGCGCGCTCACTCGGTCGCCGATCGCCTGCGCGACGAGATCGAGACCGTCGCCGGCGACGTCCGCGCGATCGTCCGCGGCCGCGGCTTCCGCTGACCGGCCCGGTGGGCGCCCTCCTGATCAACGGCGTGCTGACCACCAACTTCCGCCGCCTTCAGCCCCTCCTGGCTGTCGTGCTGGCACGGCAGGCTGACTCCCCCACGGCGCGTGCGCAGGCAGCGCTGCCCCCACGAGGTCAGACGAACGCCGATCGGTGGTGCGACGTCCTCGTCGGCCCCCGGGAGACGCCGCCCGACCGGTGACGGATCGGGACCGGACCGGACCGATCGGCCCCCCTCGGAGCCCGAACGGACCGGATCGGACCTACCCCCCCCCCTTTGGGTCCTCCCGGACCAGATCGGTATGCGGGGGCCAATGGCGCGTGAGTTTCCTAGCTACAGGCAAAATCGTCACTTCATCATCATTGGAGTGAAAACCCATGGATTTGGCGGGTTACAGGCCCACGCTGGGTGAAGTCGCCGCGTTATTCGGCAAGTCGAGCCGGTGGATTTCGGATCTGCGAGCAAAGGGCGAGATGCCGCCAGACGGCGCGACGCTCGGCGAATTTCTGGCTGCATGGGGCAGCCTGTCCGCTGCCGGCGGTGGCGGCATCAAGGGCAAACCGATCGACTTGGCGAAGACGCGCAGCGCGAACGCGAAGGCCGAGCAGGACGAGATTAAAACGGCAGCGCTGAAGGGCGCGTTCCTGCCCCGCGATGGTGTCGTCGACGCCATCCAGGGCGCTTTCGCCCGGGTGAGGGCGAAGCTCCTAGCGCTGCCGAGCAAGTGTGCGCCGGCGATCTCGGCGATGAAGTCGCCGGTCGCCATCCAGGAGAAGCTGACGGAGCTCGTGCATGAAGCGCTTGCCGAGCTCGCGGGCACTGTCGTCGGGGGTCAGCCGATCAGCGATGACGGTGTCGCACCTGGTGACGAGCCAGGAGATCGCGGAAGCGGCGAAGACCTGGTGGCCGGTATTTGCACCACCGCCGCGCCTGACGGTGAGCCAGTGGGCGGATCAGCACCGCAAGCTAAGCCCCGAAGCAAGCGCCGAGCCCGGCCAGTGGGACACGAGCCGGGCTGAATTCCAGCGCGGGATCATGGACGCGGTCAGCGACCCGCTGATCGAGGAAGTCGTGGTCATGAAGTCTGCCCAGGTCGGGTGGACCGAGATCATCAACAACATCGCCGGCTATTTCATCGACCAGGATCCGGCGCCGATCATGGTGATGCAGCCGACGCTGGAGATGGCGGAGGGCTGGTCGACCGACCGCCTGGCGCCGATGGTGCGCGACAGTCCGCGGCTCGCTGCCAAGATCGCCGACGCGAAGTCGCGCGATAGCGGCAACAAGCTGCTGCAGAAGCGCTTCCCGGGTGGCCAGCTGGTGATCGTCGGCGCCAACAGCCCGGCATCGCTGGCCTCGCGGCCGATGCGCGTCATCCTCGCCGACGAGGTCGATCGCTATCCGGCCAGCGCTGGCGTCGAGGGCGACCCGCTCACCCTGGCGTACAAGCGCACGAACAACTTCTGGAACCGCCGCAAGCTGGCAGGATCCACGCCGACGATCGCGGGCTCGAGCCGCATCGAGGCCAAGTTCGACGAGTCCGACAAGCGCTTCTTCTTCGTGCCGTGCCCGCATTGTGACGAGCACCAGGTGCTGAAGTGGGAACAGGTTCGCTGGGAGAAGACGAAGTCCGGTGCGCACCGGGCCGACACCGCGCATTACGTCTGCGAGCATAACGGCTGCATCTGGGATGACGCCGATCGCTGGGCCGCGGTGCTGAAGGGCGAATGGCGCGCGACCGAGCCGTTCAACGGGATCGCCGGCTTCCATATCTGGGAGGCCTATTCGTCCTGGGTGAAGCTGTCGGCAACGGTCGCGGCCTTCCTTCTGGCGAAGAAGACGCCCGAGACGCACAAGGTTTGGACCAACACCGCGCTCGGCCTGACATGGGTCGAGAAGGGCGAGGCGCCTGACTGGCAACGCCTCTACGAGCGGCGATCACAGGAGCTGCGCTTGGGCGAGGTTCCTGAATGGGTCGCGCGGATCACCGTCGGCACCGACGTGCAGCGCAACCGCATCGAGGCCAGCATCTGGGGCTGGGGCGAGGGGATGCGCAGCGTCCTGATCGATCACCGGGTGTTCATGGGCGACCCTGCCGCGGAAGAGGTCTGGACCGAGCTGACCGCGTTCCTCGCCGAGGAATGGGAAACGCCCGCCGGTCGCCGCCTGCGGATGACAAAGCTGGCGATCGACACCGGCGACGGTCACTCGACCACGCAGGTCTATAACTGGGCCCGCAAGCATCCGCGCGAAGTCATGGCGATCAAGGGCGTCGGCAAATTCGACGCTTCGCAGCCGGTGATCGGTCCCACCTGGGTCGACGTCACGGTGCGCGGCCGCAAGGTGCAGCGCGGCGTCCAGCTTTATACGATCGCGGTCTCGGTCTTTAAGTCGGAGACCTATTCCTGGCTGCGCCTCGACCAGCCGCTCGACGGCCAGCCGTTCCCCAACGGCTACATCTTCCTGCCGATGGGTGTCGACGAGGAATGGCTGCAGCAGCTCGTCGCCGAGCAGCTCGTCACCGTGAAGAACAAGCGCACCGGCTTCACCCGGCAGGAATGGCAGAAGACTCGGCCGCGCAACGAGGCGATCGACTGCCGCGTCTACGCCCGCGCTGCTGCCTATGCGCTGGGGCTCGATCGCTGGTCGTCCGTGAAGTGGGCGCGCGCGATCGGCGCCAAGGTACCGCAACGGGCCCCGGCCGAGACGCCGTCAGGTACCTCGGCGCCGCGATCGGGACAACCGGCCGCGCCCGTAAAGCCGGCGACGAAGCCGAAGGCCCCCAAGATCAACCCGCTGACCGGCAAACCCCGTGGCAGCCATTTCGGAGGGCGGCGCTGATGGCGTTCAACCAGACCGACCTCGAGGCGATCCAAACGGCGATCGGCAGCGGCGTCCTGCGCGTCCGCTACGCTGACGGCCGCGAGCTGACGTACCAATCGCTCGATGATCTGATGAAGGCCGAGAAGCGGATCCTCGACGCGATCGCCGGCACGGCGGGACGTCGCAACCGCCGGAGCTATCCCGGCTATCGGAACGGCTGCTGATGTCGAATATCATCTCCCGCGCGCTGGCGGCTGTCGCACCCGGCTTCGCCGCGTCGCGCGCGCAGTCCCGGCTCCGCTTCGAGCAGACCGAAACGCAGCGAGCATCGCTGCGCGGGATCCGCGCGCAGTATGACGGCGCCACGCACTCGCGCCGATCGCAGGGCTGGCGGCGCACCGGTAGCGACGCAAACTCGGAGCTGGCCGGCGCCGCGCATATCCTCGCCCAGACCGCGCGCGACATGGTGCGTAACAATCCATATGCCGAGCGCGCGGTCTCTGCGATCTCGAGCGACTTGGTCGGCACCGGCATCACCTTCGAAGTCCAGCGCAACGGTCAGCCGGATGCCGAGATGACCGCGCTGGCAAAGGCGCACTTCGAAACCACCGCATGCGACGCTGACGGGCGCAGCAACCTGTACGGCCTGCAGCTGCTCGCTGCGCGGACCGTGGTCGAAAGCGGTTCGGTGCTCGCTCGCAACCGCCCGCGTTTCGCGCGCGACGGCTATGTCGTCCCGTTCCAGCTCCAGCTGCTCGAGCCCGACCATCTCGACGCCAGCCGCAACGGCATTTTCACCGGCGGGGCGTACATATCGGGCATCCAGCTCGATATGCTTGGCAATCGGCAGAGCTACTGGCTCTACCCCGAGCATCCCGGCGCGATGAACGCCCGGTCGCTGCAGCCGACGTCGGTACCGGCCGAAAACGTCCTGCACGTCTTCCGCCAGGACCGACCCGGCCAGATGCATGGCGCAAGCTGGTTTGCCCCCGTGATCCTCGCGATGCGCGAGTTTGCGGACTACCAGGACGCGCAGCTGCTGCGGCAGAAGATCGCGGCCAGCTACGCGGTATTTCGTACCGGCATGGAAGGCGAGGACGGCGACGTCGATCCTGACGCCGATTATGCCGACTTCATCGAGCCCGGCCTGATCGAGAACCTGCCGTTCGGCGCCGACATCAAGTTCGCCAACCCGCCCGGCGTCGACGGCTATGTCGATTTCGCCAAAATCTCGGTGCGGACCTTCGCGACCGGCATGAATCTTCCGTACGACATCTTCGGCGACCTCGAGGCGGTCAACTTCTCCAGCGGCCGGATCGGCCGGATCGCGTACAATCGCCAGCTCGATAGCTGGACGTGGAATATGCTCATTCCGCAGTTCTGCGAGCCGGCCGGTCGGTGGTTCCTGCGCGCCGCGGCGCTGATGGGCAAGAACATCGACGGCTGCGAATTCGTGTGGACGCCGCCACGCCGCGAGATGCTCGATCTGGCGACCGAGGGCCCCGCGATCCGCGACATGGTCCGATCGGGTCTTATGGATCCGGAGACGGCGATCCGCGAGCGGGGCGAGAACCCCGATACCGTCATGGCAGCGTGGAAGCGCTGGGCTGACAAGGCCGATGCTGCAGGCCTCATCTTCGACTGCGACCCGCGGCACGTCACCCAGGTCGGCAACGCGACACAAAACGGCGCGACCGCCCCCGCGACACCACCCAAGAAGGGCTAGAGCATGGAAATTCTGATTTATGGCGTCGTCGGCGATAGCTCCGACGGCCTCGAAGCCTCGTGGCTAGTCGAACGGATCAGCCACGCACCCGACGATATCAGCGTACGGATCAACAGCCTCGGCGGTCTCGTCTTCGACGGCTTTGCGATCTTCAACGCACTGAAGCAGTCGCCGCGCCGCGTCACCGTCCATATCGACGGCGTCGCCGGCTCGATCGCCAGCATCATCGCCATGGCCGGCGACGAGATCAACATGGCCGAGAACGCGGTGATGATGATCCACAAGCCATCGGACGGCACCTATGGCGTCGCGACCGAGCTGCGATCGACCGCCGATCGCCTCGACATGCTGCAGGCGCAGCTGGTCAACATCTACGCCCAGCGCACCGGCATGTCGGCCGACGAGCTTAACCCGCTGCTCGACGCCGAGACCTGGCTGACCGCGGCCGAAGCGCTCGACCTCAAGTTCATCGATCAGATTGCCGGCGCGTCCACCGCGACGAACATGCTCGATCCCACGAAGTTCGGGTTCCGCAAGGTCCCCGCGCACCCGCTCATCACCAACCAGGTGAGCCCACCGGCGCCAGCCGCCATCCCTCCGGAGAACCCCATGCCCGATCCGATCGCGCCGGCGCCGAACCCGACGCCCGCTATTACGCCTGCTCCCGTGCTGAACCCGACGCCGCCAGCGCCGCCCGCACCGGTGAACATCGCCGACCAGGTGAATGCCGGCATCGCTGCCGAGCGCGCCCGCGCCGCGACGATCCGCAACGAAGTGAGCCGCGCTCGCCTCGACACCGAGTTCGGCGACACGCTGGTCAACGAGGGCGTCACCGTCGACGTCGCCCGCCAGCGCATTATCGATCACATCGCGACCAACGCGCCCACGATCACCAACTACTCGCCGGCCAGCATCCCGCTCGCGCAGTTCCAGGCGCGCGCCGATGCGATGAGTTCGGCGATCGCGCACCGCGCGAACCCGCGCAACCAGCTGATCGAGGGCGCCGATGCGTTCGCCGGTCGCCGCCTGGTCGTGCTCGCCCGCGACTTCCTCGAGTCGACCGGCGTCAGCACGCGCAACATGGGCGACGTCCAGGTCGCGCAGGCGGTGTTCCGCTATCAGCAGCCGCGCAACGCCGGCCAGCACACCACGGCCGACTTCCCGGCGCTGATGGGCAACACGGTCGGCCGCACGCTGCGCCGCGCCTATGAGCTGGCACCGCAGACGTTCAAGCCGTTCGTCCGCCCGGCCACCGTGCCTGACTTCCGCCCGGTCAGCCGCGTCGCACTGTCGGACATCTCGAAGATGCAGGCCGTCGCCGAGGGTGCCGAGTACCAGTATGCAACGGTCGGCGATTCGTCCGAGCAGTACGTCGTCGGCAAATGGGGCCAGATCATCTCCATCACCTGGGAGACGATCATCAACGACGATCTGAACGCGTTCGATCGTATCCCGATGGCGATGGGTCAGGAAGCTGCCCAGGTCGAGAGCGATGTCGTCTGGGCGATCCTGCTCAGCAACCCGATCATGAGCGACGGCAAGACGCTGTTCCATGCCGACCACGGCAACCTTGGCGCCGCGGCCGACATCGACATCAACTCGCTGCAGGCCGGCCGCACGCGCATGCGTACGCAGAAGTCGGTCAACGGCCGCTTCCTCAACAACTCGCCAGCCTACCTGGTCGCGGGTCCGCTGAAGGAGCAGAAGGCGAACCAGTACACGTCGTCGAATTACGTCGCGACGAAGAACGGCGACATCAACCCGGACTATAACCGGTCGCTGACGCCGATCATCGAAGGCCGGATCGTCGACAACAGCTGGTTCCTGTCGGCCGACCCGAACGCGCAGTCGATCGACACGATCGAGGCAGCGCACCTGGCCGGCCATGAAGGCCTCCAGACCGAGCAGCGCCAGGGCTTCGTCACCGATGGTGTCGAGATCAAGGGCCGTCTCGTGTTCGGTGCCAAGGCCATCGACTGGCGCGGCATGGACAAGAACCCGGGCGCGTAAGCGCGCCCGCCACCCCCACCATCATCATCGAAGCGCGCATCGGGCGGCCGTGAGGTCGCCCGGGCCCGTTTCCGGAGACCATCCATGAAGAATTTCCTCGGTCATTCGAATGACCAGATGCTCACCGCTCCGGTCGCCGTCGCGTCCGGTGGTGGTGCCCTGATCGGCGCCATTTTCGGCGTCGCCAAGACCAACATTGCCCAGGGCCAGCGTGGTCCGTTCTGCCTCACCGGCAAGTTCGAGATGCCCAAGGACGCAAACGCGATCGCCGAAGGTGCGCGCGTCTATTGGGACAACACGAACAAGGTCATGACCGCCACGGCCAACGGTAACACGCTGGTCGGCGTCGCCACCCTGGCAGCACTGGCAGCCACCCCGACCGTCCACGTCCGTCTCAACGCGTCGTTCTGACGCGCTGCTGACGGCTTCCTGACCCACCCCATGCCACCGCGGCGCTGCCGGGCTGGCTTTCGAGGACAAATACCATGGCGAAAGTCATTTTGCTGCTCAGCGCAGCCTATTTGAACGGCAACGCATTCGTCGACGCCGGCGCAACGGTGTCGATCGGCACCGAGAAGCACGAGATCACCGAAGAGCGCGCTCGCGACATCGAGAACGGCCTGCGCGGCGAGATCTCGGACGTCGAAGACGCAGACGAGGACGGCGACGGCGATGGCTTCGACGCGTTCACCGTGGCCGAGCTGAAGAAGTATGCGAGCGACGAGAGCATCGATCTCGGCACGGCAAAGACCAAGCCGGAGATCCTGGCTGCCATCCGCGCGCCCCGCGTCTGATGGTCGATCCGTTCAAGGCGGCAGCGCCCGCGTTTTTCAAGGCGTTCGCCGACCTTGAACGGATCATCTACACGCAGGACGGCGTCGTCCTCGAGCCGATCCGCGCGATCTGGACCGACGACGCCGCGGCAGGCTTCCCCGGCGCCGGCAGCACGCTGCGCAAGCTGACCTACGAGATCCAGCAAAGCGATCTGCCGAAGTGGCCGTCGAAGACCCGCGACACCTTCACCCATAACGGCCGGCGCTGGGAAATCCTCGACGTCACCCGCCGCGACGATATCGGCGCCTGGTGGCTGGTCGTCGCCGACGCGGGAGCAGCGCAATGACGGTGCGTGATCAGATCCTCGGCGCGATCGAGGCGGCGATCGCCGACCTGGCTGTCGAAGTCGAAGTCGAGCCCGCCGGCGACCCGAGCGAATTTCCCGCGCTCGGCATCACGGATGGTGGCCATACCGTGCTCGAGCATGAAGCCAGCCTCACGCGCCGCTCTATGACGGTGACAGTCGACGGCTTCGTCGATGGCGCCGGTGGCAAGGCACCGACCGCCGAACGCAACACGCTCGCCGCGGCCGTCGTGGCCGCGCTGCTGGGCGACCAGACACTCGGCAGCTTGGTCGAGATCATCGACGACGGCGATTATCGACCGGTCACCGCCACGCTCTCGAGCGTGCGCCGCCTCGGCTTCACCCAAGATTTCGAGATTCAGTTTTCCACTTCGCGGGCCGACCCCGCTCTACCCGCCTGAAGGAGGCCACCCATGGACCAGACCATTCGCCCGGCGAACGTCGCCGTGCTGTTCAAGCTCGAGGGCATCGAAGGCGTCGACGCCAATCCGGATCCCACCATCGACGCGCTCCCCGTCGAGGCCGACAGCGTCACCTACGGTACGCCCTGGACGATGGAAGATGCGAACGAGGCGACCGGTTCGCTCGTCGCCGGCGCGCCGCTCATCATCGGCCAGGTCACGCCGATCAGCTTCAAGTCGCGGATCAAGGGCGCCGGGCCCGGCGTCGCCTATTCGGCAACTGTGAAGCCCCCGCTGCACCAGCCCCTCCAGGCATGCGGCTGGCGCGGCCAATTCACCGCGGCGATCGCCGCGGCCGCTGCGACTGCGGGCGGCGCCAACACCCTTACGCTGCCGGCCGGCTTCCCTGCCGTGTCGCGCGCCGTACTTGGCATGATCCTGCTGCTGACCGGCGGTGTCGGTGCCGGCGCACAGCCTGCCGTCATCGAATACAGCGCCGCGCGCGTCGCGACGCTGTCCGAGACGTTCGCGCCCGCGCTTGATGCGACGACGCAGGTCTCGATGCCGGCCAGCTGGAGCTATGCGCAGACGTCGCCCAGCGACACCGCCTCGCGCCTGACCGACCAGCCATCGGGGACGTGCTACATCTACGAAGACGGCCGGCTGATGAAGTTCGTCGGCTGCCGCGGTACGATGAGCCCGGACGGCAAGAGCGCGCGCCCGGGTTACGCCACGTTCAACATGACCGGGATCTATGCCGGCCGCGTCGACGCGCCGATCCCGGCCAACCTCGTGATCGCCGGCCACTCGGCGCCGGTGATGGTGCAGGGCGTGGGCGTGTCGCCGGCAGCCAGCCTCAACCGCAAGCCGACCACGATCTCGACCTGGTCAGTGGATCCCGGCAGCCAGATCGAGAACATCGACGATCCGAACACGCCCTATGGTTTCGGCCCCGGTCAGATCGTCGACCGGAAGAAGATGCTGAAGATCGACCCACTGGCGACGCTCGTTGCGAATCGGGACACGATCACCGATATCGGCAACGGCGTGCAGATGCCGGGTGTCCTGCGCCATGGCAGCCAAACCGGCAATCGCTGGGCGATGGTGATGCCGGCCGCGCAGCCGGTGATGCTCGACAACGGCATGCGCGGGAAGCTGCGCTCGGACGATGTCACCCTACAGGTCCGCTCGATCGGCAAGGACGGCTTTGTCCGCGATTCCGACGGCTTCCTTGTCTTCTATTGAGGGCCGTTAGATGATCCTCACCAGCAAGGGGGCGACGACCCCCTACACGCCGCCATGGATGACCGACGACAACGGCAATCCGAAGCCCGGCGCGCCCGTGCTTCATCTGCGCGCCGGCGACGTGATCGAGCGCGGCCAGATGGAGGCCGAGCTGGCGGGCCCGCATCGCTGCGCGCAGGTCTGGGGCTTCGAATTGCGCCAGGCGATGCGGGGCGGCGTGGTCGCGCTGCTGGCCGATGATCCGGATCTCGATCGACTGCTCGGGCTGATCGAGGCGGAAGGCGAAGGCGACGTCGACCAGCTCAGCGCTGACGATCGCGCGCTGCTCGCCGGCGTCCGCAAGATCCTGGCGGAATGCTGGCCGGATTACCGCGACCTGGTCGCGCAGCTCGAGCGCCGGCGCGCGATCGCGCCGATCGTCGCGCTCAAGCGCTACTGCGTCGGCATGGAGATCGAGGGCGTGACCTTCGAGCTGGGCCGCGACGGGCAAGTCAGCGACGCGACCATGTCGCAGATCGAGCCGTTCCTGCTCAGCCTCGCCGGCAACCGCGCGTACGAGATTCAGCAGCCGCGAGGGCTGGAGGGAAACTCGCCGCGGCCGTCGCCGTCAGACGCCAGCCCGAAGCCTTCCAGTTCGGCCGCACGGTCGAAGGCGGCTGGGAGATCGCCGGCACGCGCTGGCAAGAAAATCCGCGTCTCGCGCTCCCCGCGTGGATCTGGCCGGTCGTCGACCTCTGGTTCCACTGCCGACGCTTCGTCTCTCCCCTGATGCCGCAGGTGCTGCCTTGCCCGGGAAGCCCGGGTGAGCAGCCGGCCGCGCTGATGGACGCCTTCGCGATCATCGACAGCCTGGAGAAGCCTAGTGGCGAATGACGGCGCAGAATTTTCGATCGACGCCGCGGCGCTGGCTCGCGACGGCGATCTGATGGTGCGCCGGCATCTCGCGGCCGGCACGCGCGTCATTGCCACGATCACAAGAAGCACCGAGCAAAAGCTCGAGGCAGCAACGCAGGCCGCGGTACCGGGCAATCTGTTCCGCGCGTGGAAGTCGTCGACCTTTCCAAAAAAGCAGGGGCCTGCGAAGAACCCGGCTGGCACGATCTGGCTAAATGGTGGCGCGCGGACCGTTGCCGCCATGGAGTTCTGGACCCAGCCCGGGACGATCCGCGGTCGGCAAGGCCAGTATCTCGCGATCGCCTTGCCCGCAGCCGGTACCATTGCGGGTAGGAAGGGGCGTAACGCGCGCCCCACTCCGGTCGAATGGGAAGCGAAGAACAATAAGGAGCTGGTCTTCGTCGCCCGCCCCGGACGCGCAGCTTTGCTCGTCGCAGAAGACTCGGTGCTGTCAGGCCGACAGCAAATCGCGAAGAAGAACACGCCACGGCGAATGGCGAAGGGCCGCGGATCCGCAACGATCCCGATCTTTGTGCTGATGCCCGTGGTGCAGCACCGCAACGCTTTCTCGATCGAGCCTGTCATCGACGCCACCGAGGGCGAGATCGCGCAGGCATTTTTGCTGGCTGTTAGAGAATTGGGGAGAGGCTGATGGCATCGCCACAGTTCGATATCGTCGCCCGCCTCCAGCTGCGCGCCGAACAGTTCAGCAGCGAGGGCGGCCGTTCGTTCGCCGACCTGGCGACGAAGGCACGCACGTCCGCGGCGGGGATCCGCGACAGCTTCGGGCAGAGCTTTGCCGAGGTGCAAAAGCTCGCCGAGCAGTCGCTGAAGCTGCCCCGCACCGCGACCGGCTCGCTCGATCTGTCGAGCGAGATCACGTCACTGCGCCAGGCCGCAACCGCGGCCGATCAGAAGGCAGCTGCTGCGCGGGAATTGAACGCGGCAATGCTCGCCGCGTCGTCCAGCTCGCGCACCGTGACCGAGGCCATGCGCCTCGAGGCGGACGCGGCGATGGTCGCCGCGCGCGCCGAGGAGGCGGACGCCGGCGCAATCCGTCAGCGGATTCTCGCGCTCGAGGCTGTCCAGGTGCAGCTCAACAAGTCATCGAGCGCGACCGCGATCCACACGCGGGCCGCGAACGACAACGCCGTATCAGCAGGTCAGCAGCAGCAGTCGATGCTGATGCTTGGGCAGCAGCTTCAGGACTTCGCCGTGCAGACGGCAAATGGTGGCTCCGTCGCCACCGCCTTCTCGCAGCAGGTCGGGCAGGTAGGTTTTGCCCTGACCGGCATGGGCGGCAGCCTGGCGCGCGTCGGCGCCTTCCTCGGCACGTTCACTGGTACCGCGACGCTGATCGCGCTGACCGTCCTTCCGCCGCTGATCGCTAACCTGCTCGACAGCAATGACGCGCTCGAGGATCAGGTCACGAAGCTGAAGAAAACCGCGGGTGAAGCGGAGATCACGGCAAAGGCGCAGGACATGGTCGCGCGCTCGGCAGACGGTGTCGCGATGGCGATCCGCGAGCAGACCAAGGCGCTCGATGAGGGCGACAAGGCACTGCGCACGCGTGCCGAGCAAGCCAACATCGATGCAAAGGTCGAGCTGGCGCGCGAGATCGCGGTCCGGCGAACCACGCTCGCCCTGATCGAGCAGACCAAGGCGATGGCCGAGGGCGAGAACCTTCGGTCGCTCGGGCCCGGCGGTGTGCCGGCGGTCGTCGCGACGCAGTACGAAGCCAAGATGGCGAAGCTGAAGAAGGACGCTGCCGACCAGCAGGCCAAGATCGATAAGGCCGAGGAGAACGTTCAGCGCACCCGCATCGACCTCGCGGCCGAGGCAGCGAAGCGGTCTGTCGATCCCATGGAGCGGATCAAGAAGCTCTACGATGACCAGGCGGCTGCGGCCCAGCGCGCGGCGACCGCGGAAGCGGCTCGAGGCAAGACCGTCGATGTCTCGCTGACCCGCGAGCTGGCCGCGATCGAGAAGAAGCGTCAGGCTGACATGAAGGCGGAACGCGATCGTCAGAGCGCATCGAGCCGGAAGCCCGCGCGCGATGCCGAGCTGGCGTCGCCGGCGACGATATCGAAGCTGCTGCGCGATGCGATCCCGGGCGTGCAGATCACGGCCACGAGCAACGGCAGGCACGTCAAAGGGTCGGACCATTATCGCAGCGCCGCAATCGACTTCGTGCCCAAGGGTGGCATGGGATCGATGACGAAGGACGATGTCCGCGCGATCTTCGAGAAGGCGGGCGTCTCGATCCGTCGCAATGCCGGCGGTGTCGAGCAGCTGTTCGGTCCCGGCGACAAGGGGCATTCCGACCACTTCCATGTTGCATGGGAGAAGGGGCAGCTCGCCGTCGACAATTACCGCGCGTCGGTGCGCGATACGGCCAAGGCTGAACGCGAGGCAGCGCAGGAGCAGAAGAAGCTCGACACCGCGCTCGAGCAGATCCTCGGTAAGTTCGATCCGGCAGCGGATGCCGCGCGTCGGTACCGCGACGAGCTGGCCGAGATCGACAAGCTGGCGGGCGCCGGCAAGATCACGCCCGACCAGCAGGTCGCCTATATTCGCAACGCGAAGCGCGATTTCACCGCGTCGCAGACCACCGCGGCGAACGACAACTTCCGTCTGATTATGGGACCGGAAGAAGTCGATGGCGCGATTACCGCCTGGCAGAACGGCATCGCCGCGGCCGGCGACATGATGCGCGAGGATGCCGAGGCAGCAGGCATCGCGTTCACCGACCAGGTGCGCGACGGCATCGCCGGCGCGGCTGATCTGCTCGGCATCCGGATCAGCGGACCGGCTCGCACCATGCTGCAGCCGGGCGGCATCGAGGCGCAGGCGGGCAGCTCGGCCAAGTCGCTGATCGATGGCCTGCGCAATTCGCCGTTGAAGATCAGCACCGAGTCGCTTGACCGTCTCGAGAAGGGCATCGGCAGCGTGCTGACCGGCGCGTCATACGGTCAGCTTGGCGGGTCGCTGTTCGCCTCGATCACCGGTGGCAAACAGAACCAGCTCGGCAGTGCTGTCGGCGGTGCGCTCGGCAAGGTCGCCGGCGACGCGCTCGGCAAGACGGTCGCCTCGACGATCGGCGGGACGCTCGGCAAGACGCTGGGCGGCGCGGCCGGGCCGCTCGGCGCGATCGCGGGCGGCATCGTCGGCAGTGTCATCGGCGGACTGTTCAAGAAAAGCACGTCGGGATCCTCGACGCTGACCTTCGGCAGCGACGGCCTGGCGGCGGGGACGGCCAAGGGCAACGGCACGGCCGAGAAGGCGGCAGCATCCGCGTCGGCCAACAGCGTGGCGGGATCGCTCAACCGGATTGCCGAAGCGCTCGGCGGTACCGTGACCGGTGCCGGTTCGGTGTCGCTCGGCTACCGCCCCGGGCACAAGGCCGGCGCGTACCGCGTCGATCCGACCGGCCAGGGCAACGTCAAGGGCGGCTCGGTAATGGCATTTGCCACCGAGGAAGAGGCTGTGCGCGCGGCGATCGCCGACGCATTGTCCGATGGCGTGATCGGCGGGATCTCGGCTGCATCGAAGCGGATCCTCGCGGCCGGCGGAGATCTCGAGAAGGCGCTGTCGAAGGCGCTGATGATCGAGGCGGTGCCGAAGGATCTGAAGGCGATGCTCGATCCGGTCGGCGCGGCGATCGACGAGCTGAACGCCAAATTCCTGAAGACGGTCGACGCGCTGAAGGAAGGCGGAGCGAGCGCCGAGCAGATGACGCAGGCGCAGCAGCTGTACGATCTGCAGCTCGCCCAGGTGAAGAACAGCACCGCGACCGCCAGCGCCAGCCTGAAGGACTTTGTCGCCAGTCTGAAGATGGGGTCGAATTCGCCCTATTCGCTGCGCGACCAGGAGCAGACGGCAAAGACCGCGCTGGCGCCGTATCTCGCCCAGATCGCCGGCGGGAAGACGATCGACCAGGGCAAATACCAGGCGGCTGCGCAGACCTATCTCGACATCGAGCGCCAGCTCTACGGATCGACCAAGGCGTATTTCGACGCGCTCGATGCCGTCCAGGCCGCGACCAACAAGGCGATCAGCACGATCGACAACGCCACGCCGATCGGCACGTCGGTCGAATCGCCGTTCGCGAAGGCGACAGCGGCCAGTGCCGCCACGACCGCGGCGAATACGCAGACGACCAACGAGCTACTCGACCAGGTCAGCCAGCAGGCGGCGATCACCAACGATCTGCTCGCCCGCCTCGCGGTGGCAGCAGGCAACGACAGCAGCTTCATCGGCAGCGGCCGATCCTTCGTGGCGGCGGGATAAGACATGGCCAGTGCGATCATCGTCGAGCCGCTCGCCTTCGCAGGCGTGACGGCCAGCTCCACCGCGGCCGGGCACGACGCGGCCTATGTCGGCAACGACTATCTCGGCGTCACCTGGCAGTCCGCTGCCGGCGCCGCGGCGCAAAGCCTCGTCGTGGATCTCGGCGCCGATCGCGCGCTCGACATCGCCGCGCTGCTCGGCTGCGACGGTGCCACCGCTGCCTGGACGCTTACCGTCGAAGTGGCGACGGCAGGGCAGGGCGCGGGCTTTCCGGCCGGCAGCTTCTCGAGCGGCGCGCTCCCCTTCCTTGCCGGCTCGGCCGGGTGGGAGAGCGGGCGCGGTATCGGCTGGTGGTCGGGCGCGGCGATCGTCGGCCGGTATGTCCGCCTGACGATCGGCGGGATCGGCAACGCGGCCGCTACGGTCGGCCGCGTCGTGATCGGCAGCCAGATCCAGCTGCACCGCAACTTCACCTTCGGGGGCAAGTTCGGCGTCAAGGATCTCGGCAGCTATGACCTGTCGGCGCGCGGCGTGCCGCTCAAGCGCCGGGGCCCGAAGCTGCCGACGTTGTCGATCGAGTTCAACGCGGTTCACAAGGACGAGGTCGAGGCGGCAGTGCGCCCGCTGATCGAGCGCATCGGCAATACCGGCGAAGTGTTCGTTTGCACTGATCCGACGCCCGACGCGCAGCGCCAACGCCGCTGCTATTATGGCACGCTCGTCGGCGACGTGACGACCGTCCAGCGCCGCGCCGCGGGCTGGGGCTGGCAGGTCAACCAGGTCAGCCTGATCCGATGAAGGGCGCGCTGATCGAGATCGTCGCCCGGGCGGCGGGCACGCTCGCGCCGGTGACGCTCCGGATGGCCAGCGTCGACGACAGCCGCGTCTGCCATCTGAACGACACCGTTTGGTGGCCGGCTATCTCGAAGCTGCCGAAGCTCTCGTATGATCTGTTCTCGGGTGAGTTCGACGGCCAGGTCGGCACGCCGGCGTCGAACCTCTCCTTTTCCTGCCTGCCGTTCGCTGGCGCGCCAGCGCTGCGCTACGCAGGCGCACCGGTGCGGATCTGGACCGGCGAGGTCGGCGCGCCGTTCGACAGCTGGATCCAGCGCTTCGATGGTCGCGTAAAGGCGCAGCCGTCGATCGACGCCGGCATCGCGACCGCCTCGATCGCCGTCGACGACGCCTGGCTCGATCAGCCGGTGCTCGGCACCTATGCCGGCACCGGTGGGGCTGAAGGCTCGGCCGACCTCAAGGGGACGGCCAAGCCGCTGGCGCTCGGCGCGCCGCGCTATGCCAGCGGCGTGCTCGTCGACGTCGCGAATTCCGTGGTGCAGATCTCCGGCGCCGGGCCGATCGCCGCGGTCGAAGCCGCGCTCGACAAGCTGTCGCGCTTCCCGGCCTCGGTCGCGGACTATGCCGATCATGCCGCACTGGTCGCCGCCACGATCCCGGCCGGGCGCTTCGCAACCTGTCTCGCCGAGGGCAAGGTGCGCCATGGCGCGCCGCCCGAGGGGACGCTCAGCTATCTGGTGAAGGGCGACACCGGCGGGCGCTCGAGCGGCTATCCGCGCTATGCCGGCGAGCTGATCCGGCGCATCGCCGATATCGTCGGCGCCGGTGACCGCGTCGACCAGGCGTCGCTCGATGCGCTCGACGCGCTGCGACCGATGCCGTTGTCGATCCAGGTGACCGCGCAGACGACCGCGCGCGAGCTGATCCAGCGCATCGCGCAGAGCGTCAACGCGGTCGCCGGCGTCAGCTGGCTCGGCAAGCTGTTCGTCGCGCGGATCGGCGCGATCGGCGACGTGATGGCGACGCTGCAGGCAGATGGCTCGGCGCTGCCCCCGGTCTCGTCGGTGAAGCAGATTGAGAACGGCACGCCCTGGTGGCGCGTCGATATCAAGGCGCAGCCGACCTGGACGGTCCACGCGCTATCCGACATCGCGTTCGAGGCGCCGCTTACCCCGCGCGGACTCTATGTCGCCGGAGCGACGTACCGCGAGGGCGACATCGTTGACCTGTTGGACGGTTCGCGCTGGCTATACGTCTCGACCACGCCCGGGACCGGCGCCCTGCCAGGTCCCGCCTGGTACCAAATGAGCCCGGCGATTCAGGCGACCTATGCCGACGGTTCGTCGATCGAGGAATTCAAGCCGGCCACCAAGGGAGCCGATAAGACGGCTGACACGCCGACCGGCGCCGCAGTTGATGCAGGGTTGAATAATGACGGCACGGTGAAGGACGGTAAAGTCCCGACTGAAGCGGTGCAGGTCAGCGCCGTGCAGAAAGTGGCCTTCGCAACCCTGTCGTCGACGATGAACGTCCCACGCAATTCGTCGGTGAGCGTGTTCTATTTCAGCGCGGTCAAGGATCGCAGTGACAGCCTGATCGAGGTGCTGTCGTTTGTCTCCGCATATTCCGGCGACGATCTCCAGTTCTACGCACGGATCTTTGTTGACGGTGTGTTGCAGAGCATCGGGCAGACCCAGATCATCGGTGACAAGGTTCAGCCCACCGCCAGCACGATGACGGCCTTTGCGATGGTCCCAGGGCTTTCCGCTGGTCCGCACGAATACCGCCTCGAGATCCAGAACTACGAACCGGACGTAGCGAACCTCGTGCTTGCGCAAGGCGGGGTGATGAAGGTCACCGAGCTTAAGGTGTATTGATGAGCGCGCTTCCGAACGACATCGCCGCAGCGACGCGCGACGCCATCATCGAGCGCTACGAGAACTCAGCGCTCCGCGACGCGCTTACCGGCGCCCGCGATGGTTCGCTGCAGCCGGGCGAAGGCTTCTTCGACCAGCTCGTTGACGCCAAGAAGATCGTGGACGAGCGCGGCCTGGTGCTCGCTGGCGATCCACGCTTCTCGGTAAGCGTCGCAGCGCTGGTCTGGTCCGACCCGGCGATGGCGACGCCGGCGGTGCGCCTGGTCGACACCGAGCAGTCAGTCGACGCCCGGCTGTGCTGCTCGCGCATCGAACTTGATCTCGAGGACGAGGTGACGAGCTTCGAGCTGTTCTACGCGCCCGACGTCGATCAGACACCCCCGCCGACCGGACCAGCGCCAATGCGTATTGCACCTGGTGGCGCCGGGAACTGGTCAGGGGATAGCTGGGAAAACGCGGCTCCGCTTTCCGCCCTGAACAGCATGATCGCCCGGGCAAAGGCGCGTGGGGCGGAAGTATGGCTTCGTGCCGACGCCGGGCCATACCGGCAGGATGCCACCCTGACACTGACGAACGGTGACACGACGGTCCGCGGGGTCGACGTGAACGGCAACGACATGCTCGCGGAAATTACCGGCAGCCGAATGGTCGATACGAGCGGCACCCGGCTGTGGAACGCGAAGGCCGACACCGCTGCCGGGGTTTACGGCAAGGAGGTGTTCCGCCTCAATTCCGGCTGCAATAATCTGACGTTCAAGTTCCTGCACTTCCGCAACCAGGGCCGCGGCTGCATTCGCGCCCGGCAGGCTTTGTCGAACCTCACGGTCGCCAATTGCAACGGCACGAATGTCGCCGCGTTCCTGACGAACGATGCCGCGAGTGGGGCCGGCACGCCGACCGTTTCGAAGCTGACCATGCGTGATTGCGAGGTACGCGGATTTTCGAAGTTCGCGGTCAAGCTGGAGGTTGGCGACAGCAACGACATTCTCATCGAGGATTTCGTCTTCGACGCCGAGCGGCAGGATGGCGACAACTTCGCGTCAGGCATCGTGTTCGACGGGACGGCGCACAACATCAACATCCGGCGCGGCGAGATCCACAACATCATCGACAGCGTGAACACGTATCAGAATGGCGACGGGATCGCTGGCGAGCGTGGCAACCGAGACATCCTGGTCGAGGATGTGACGATCACGCATTGCACCGATGGGGGGGTCGATTTCAAAGGCGACAACATCGTCATGCGTCGCGTGAACGTCCTCTACTGCCACCGCAACTACCGCCTCTGGGGTTATGCCGTGCTGGAGGACTGCTATGGGCTGGAACCCGGCGACAACGCGGGCTTCAACAAATATGCGAAGGCCAACGTCTCGGTCTTCGACTTCGGCATGGTGCGACTGATCCGCGGCACATACACTCAGGTCACCGGCAAGCAGTCGGTAATTCGCGTCGAGAAGGGCGGCATGGTGTCCGTCTCGCCATCGACCGTGATCAACAAGCCAGCAGACGGCAGCGTCTACTATGTCGAGCCCGTAACCGGCACCAATCCTCCAGGCGCATACCTGGTGACGAACCCGAACGATCGCACTCCGCCTGTGATTACGTCGGCGCTAGATCTGTCGCTGAACGAGAACAAGTTCGGCATCTTCCCGATCGCGACCGACAAGCCTGCCCAGCTCCGGATCGTCGGGGGCCCGGCCGCGAAGTATTTCGCAACCTATGGGACACAGCTGCGCCTGACGCGCCGCGACTATGAAAACCCTGCACCTGAAGCCCCCGACAACATCTATTGCGTCGATATTCAGGTCATGGATGGCAACGGCAATCTGTCGGTCGTCAGGCGAGCCAACGTCACCATCAACGACGTCGACGACGATCCGATCACGCCTGCGATCCTTCGGGATCAATTTGCCGTCACCAAGGGCGCATACAGTGTCATCCGCCCCGAGATCTGCTGGCAGGACACCGGACGTACGATCCCTGCACTGGTCGACACGAAGATCGCGCTGATCGACGATGAATTTGGCTTCGGCACCGCAGCGTTCCAGGAAGATCCCGACCAGCAGGCTTTCCTTCGCCAGATTGGTGGCGTCTACTTCCTGGAGATGACCGGCGCCGAACGGTACGCGATCGGTGCGGCGGGGTATTTCAATCTCCCTGAGGTCACGGCGAGCTTCATGATCCGCCGCGGTGAGGACGATACCGATTTCCGCGTGCTCTTCACGAACCCGCGCAATGTCGCCGCAACGACGACGTCGAATTATCGCTGGGGAATGACCGTCACGGGCGGTCAGTCGTTCACTGCAGTCATCAACAGCTCCAACAATACGGCGAGCACGACGAAGGCAACAGTCGGCGCCGATAAGGTGCTGTCCATGCAGTCGAAGACGCGCAGCGGCAGGTCGAACGCCGAGCAGGTGTTCCCGGCATCGGCGGTAGCCGACACGACCATGACCTACTCCGCAACGGCGCAGGCCTATATCGGCGGCAGCTACACCGGCGACCAGAATATGTACGGTCGCCTCTACGGCTGGGTCATCAACAACGTGACGCTGGATCCTGGCACCTCACTGTTCCGCGTTGAACGCCAGCTCACCGAAGCTGCTGCCTTCCAACTGTAAACGGCCAGGAGGCCAGCATCATGAAAAGCTACAAAGCGGGCATGGCCCGCTGTTGGTCGTGAGCGCCGCGAATGCACCGCCGCGTTGGTTGGCCTGGGTGCCGGTTATCACCGCAGCCGGTCTGATCATCGGCGCCCTGCTGACGATCGGCGGAGTGATCAACCAGGTCCGCGAGCAGGATCGTCGGATTTCGGTGCTCGAGCAGCGCGACGAGCAGCTGCGCGCGATCGACGCGCGCACCACCCGGATCGAGGCGAAGCTCGAGGTGCTCGCGGTACCGAACCAGCTCGGGAGTAAGATGCCATGATAATCGACGGTGGACTCGTCATGATCGTCATCAGCGCGCTGATCATGTTCGTCCCGCCGGCCGCGGCGCACACCCCGCGCCGGCCGGGATCGCTTAAAGCCGTGCTGAACATTGCCTTCCCGCCGATCGCGCCCACGCTCGCGATCGTGCTGCTGATCGAGCAGGCCGAAGCCGCGCTCGAGCGCGACGCGCTGCTGCGCGGCACCCGCGCGATCTCGACCACCTACGACCCGGCCTGACCGCCCGCGGCCGATCGCCGCCACCTTCGGAGACCATCATGAAACTGATCGAGAACTGGCGCCATGCGTGGCGCCTGTGGTCCGTGCGCTTGTCCGCGCTCGGCGCCCTGCTGACGACCTTCGCCGCGGCCGCGCCGGATACGCTGCTCCAGATCTGGAACGGTTTGCCCGACGACGTGCGCGCCGTCTTTCCGGAGACGGCCGTGCGCGTCATTCCGACACTGCTGTTCGTCGCGACGATCGTCGCCCGGCTGATCCCGCAGAAGGCCGCGGCCGATCGGCGCAGCTTGCGGAAGTCGATCACCGGCAAGGTCGCACCGAAGGCGGCAGGCGGCATCGCGGCCGCAGCGCTGGCCATGATCGCCGGCGTCATCGCGATCGAGGGCGGATACGTGAATCACCCGGCCGACCCGGGCGGCGAGACGCATATGGGCATCACCAAGGCGGTCGCCGTCCAGAACGGCTACACCGGACCGATGCGCACGCTGCCCCGCGAGGTGGCCGAGAGCATCTACTATCGCCGGTACCTGATCCAGCCGGGCTACGCGCCGCTCGTTACGATCGACGCCGCGGTCACCGAAGAGCTGTTCGACACGACCGTCAACATGGGGCCCGCGCGCCCGTCGACGTGGTTCCAGCAGTCGATCAACGTCCTGTGCGGCGCCACGCTGGCGACGGACGGCCGCGTCGGGCCCGGCACGATCGCGGCGTATCGCAGCTGCCAGGCCACGCTCGGCGCCGGCAACCTGTGCATCGCTACCCTCGGCAACCTCGATGCAGCGCAGGGCACCGAATACGCGCGCCTGGTGCGCGTGAACCCGAAGCTGAAGGTCTTTTACAAGGGCTGGATCGCACACCGGGTCGGCAACGTCGATCGCCGGAAGTGTCAGGCGATCTCGCTGTGACGCGGATCCGCATCATCATCGCGATCGGCGTGCTGTTGGCGATCGTCGCCGGCGTCGCGCTGATCCGTCGCAGCGGCGAGACCGCCGGCGCCGCCAAGTTCACCGCCAAGACCGAGCGCGCGCGCAGCGACCGCGTCGCCGAGGCGCGCGCCGATGAGCAGTCGGCCGCGGACACCACCGACGCGATCGCGCGCAGCGTCACCCGCTCGGACGCCCTGGCCGACGCCTACGTCAAAACCACGATCAAGGATCTCCGCGATGCTCTCGACGCCGTCCCGCCGCCTGCTGCTGGCGTGCCTTTGCCTGCCGCTCCTGTCGACCGCCTGCGCGACAGCATCAACGCCGGCATCGATCGCGCGAACCGAGCGGCCGCGGGTCCCGACGCTGCCCCTTGAGCTGACCAGGACCGAGCAGCTCCAGCCGCTCAGCGCCAAGCCGACCGGCGAGCTGGTCACGATCGACAAGGGCATCCTCACCGAACTGTACGAGCGCCTGGTCGAGGCGATCGCCGCGATCGCGCGCGGCAACACCCGGGCCGCTGCCGTGAAGCTCGAGCGCCACTGCGTGTCCGCGACCCTGTCGACCGGCGTCACGCCGCCAGGCTGCCCCACTCCGAACTAACAAGGAATTCGGCGATGAAGACCATCCTCCTCTGGGACCCTCGGTTCCCGGAGCGCAAACCCGCGCGCTTTACCCTTGACGACGCCGTTGCATCGGCGGCCGTGCGATCCGGCGTCGCTGCCGCGGCCAATCCGGCAGACGCCGGCGCCTTGTCCGCGGGTGGCGCGCTCGACCCGACTATGCTGACCGAAGTCGTCATCCAGCACGGCAATGGTGGCGGCACGCGTCGCGTGTTTCTCCCGTACAGTGTGGTGATGGTGGGCGCCGTTGCCGGCGTGCTGGCCTCGATCGGCACGCCGATCGGTGCCGGGATCCCGCCGACGCCGACGCCGACGCCAACGCCGACACCGTCGCCGACGACGACATATTCGATCGCGGCCATGAACGACACGTTCATCACCAAGCCGGCGACCATGAACAGCAACGGCAAGGGACCGTACTGGCCCTGCCTCGTCGATTATCGGAACTTCGCGGCATTCCCGGCGGATTGGGCGATCTACTTTTCGGACGATCACGGCAGCGGCACCGAGGGCATTTGGCTATGGGTCGCGCGCGGTAGCGACGCCACGACTGCGCAGTGGCTATCGTATGACGACGCTCTTGCGGCGGGCTGGTTCGATAGCATCGCGAGCAAGCCGACCGCCAATCCCATCGTCGGAAGCGGCCAGGCACAAACCAACCCGGCCGGCTTCACCGAGATCGAGACGCCCGACGTCAACATCTACAACGGCAAGGTCATCCTCACCTGCCAAACCAACAACGCAACCGGTTACAGGTATAATCAGGCGACGATCCGAAGTGTTTCGGATGATGGCCTGAACTTTGTTCTGCCCGCGTCGCGCTCGACGATCCTGCTCAACAATCCTGCCACTGCCGCGGTGGGCGATGGTCACACCGGCTACTGCAACAGCGGCCCGAACCCGTTCCCGGGCCTGATCAACGCCGCAACCGGACTGCCATGGGTCTGGCTGTATCTCAGCCTGGCGGCAGGAACCGACAAGAGCGGTTCGATGATGTGGGGCAGCGACGATCCGATTGCAGGAACGCCTACGCGCATCACGCCATTGCGCGCGACCGCTGGCCTTCTGACCGACAGCCCGGCTGTGCTGAACGGAAAGCGGGCAGCGAACTTCTTCCCCGTCAGCTCCATCCGTCGCGTATCCGACGGGCTATATTCGGCCCTTTCTGTCTTCTCGTCGCCTTCGTCGGGCGCTGAGCAGGGCGGTGCGGTGATCTCGGAGGTCTTCTACGGCGCCAACGGTCGACTGCCGATCGCCGGGAAGCCAAAGCCGCTCCTGGGCGCTGGCGATGCAACGACGCGCCCGATCGGCGCCAGCCTGCGCGGCTTCCGGGTCGATACCGTGAACAACAAATGGGTAGCGACGTATCACTGGCGCGGTTCGGGGGATCTCAACCGCATCGGCATGATGTCCGGGCCGCTGGTCGCACCTGTGGCCTCCACGCCACTCAACCCGAACATCGCGGACCTGACGGAAGAGCGGTTCGAGCTGCGCAACGCGGGAGCCCGACCCGCGGCCCTGACCACGGCCGGCTTTGGCACACAGACCGGCAGCCCGACGATCAGCTTCAATGCCCAGGGCATGCAGGCGCGGGTCTATGGCGGCGCGACGGCCGACAGCGAGGCCAACATCTATTACGATGCCGGCATCGTCCCGTCCGACTTCTCCGTCGTCGATTTCTACGTCGAGTCCGTGAAGGAAGAAAACGGCAACGCCGCGCGCAAGCTGTTCGTCGGGTTCGCCACCCAGAAGGCGGTATCGATCAGCGCACAGACCGACGCGATCTATGTGTCGAACGTCGTGCAGTCGGCCGGCGCGATCCCGGCGGCCGGCTCGGCCGCAGCGACGGGCTACTCGCATATCTTCCAGGGCGGCGTCGATAAGGCGAGGGCGTCCGTCGTCTACCCGGGCTTCGGCGTTGGCTCGGGGCTGGCCGAATTCACCCGTTCCTTTGGCGTCAGGCTCTACCCCAAACTGAACCGCATCATGTGGCTCGATGAGGCTGGGGTGGAGATGGAGGAATTCGACCCGCCAGTCGGCTGGGATTGGTCGAAGCGCCTGTACCCGTTCATCTCGCTCATGACGACGTCGAGCGGGACCATCAACAGCTACACCCGCATGGGTGCAATCATCGTGAGGCGCAAAGTATGATCCGTCACCGTTACATCGCACTTGCCGCTCTGGTGTTCGCTGCCCCCGCGCTTGCCGGTCCCGCCCGACCGCTCAAGCCGGGGACGGTCATCACGAAGGCCGAGAACCTGACCAGCTATCGCTACATCGACGCGCTGGCCGAGGCGAACGGCCTGCGCATGGATGGCTTCACCCTCCGCTATGGTCGCGCCGGCATTCGCTTGCGCGGTGACGCGCACGACATCGTGATCCGCAACGGCGCGATGACGACCAAGGGCATCACGTCGGGCAGCGACCTGCCGGTCGGGATCGACATTGGCGGCACCGTGCACGACGTCCTGGTCGAGGGCGTGACCGCCAGCGGGCACCGGATGGTCTACGTCCCCAAGAAGTACACCAACGGCGACGGCTTCAGCCAGGAAGCGCAGGTCTACCGCGTGACCTATCGACGCGACGTCTCGACGGACAACAGCGACGGCGGTTTCGATCTGAAGGGGCAGGCCCGCCTCGAAGACCTGACGGCCGAGCGCAACGGCCGCAATTATCGCTTCTGGAACGACATCACGGCGACCACGCTGACCAGCAAAGATCCGTCGGGCGCGCATGTCTGGCTGAACGCCAAGGCGGCGCAGAACGTCACGATCGACCGCCTGGTCGTCAGCAGCACGACCACGGCGCCGGTGCTGCGTATCGAGAACACGTACGCGGTCTCGATCACGATCAAGGAATGCGTCTTCGCCGTCCCGGCCGGCACGCTCCTTCAGTGGGGCGGCAAGGCCGCCCGGGTGACCTGGGGCAAGAATTGCACCCGGGATGCCAAGGGCTATGCGATCAACACGCCGGTCATGGCGGTGTCGCGCGGGTTCGACGCCGGCGAGGTGCTGCTCGACAAGGACGGCGACGGCCTGGTGAAGCTCGGCGCGGTGAAGGCGAAGCAATTCAAGCTCGCCACCGGCACGACGCTGCGCTCGACAGGCGGCACCTGGTACGAGATCGCCAAGTAGATCGAGGGCAGATTGCCCGGCTCGGACCCGCGTGGCATAGATCCCGCGCCGGTCCGAGCTTAGCCGCAGAGACCGGGCCGCGCGCGCGGTTTGTCAGGGTCACCGGTTCGCCGGGTGGCCCGCTAAATAGAAGACCCTTCGGGGGAATATGCGGGGCGTAGCTCCCTGACCTGCGCGGCTAACCACCCGGTCCGTCCGGACGGTTAGCCGCGCAGCGTCTTCACCAGCAGTTTCGCGACGATCGTCGCACCATCCATCCCGCGGCCGACCGGCCGGGGCCCCGCCGATCGCGTCGATCGGCGGCCATCATGGCGCGCGTAGCCCGTGCCTCGTCATGAAGGTCACACCTCCACTATGCATGCCACCATCACCGCTCGCCCGCCCGCACCGTACATGGGCGGCAAGCGCAACCTTGCCACGCGCCTATGCGCCCTGATCGATGCCACCCCGCACAAGACATATATCGAGCCCTTCGTCGGCATGGGCGGCGTCTTCCTGCGCCGATCGCGCCGGCCGAACGTCGAGATCATCAACGACCTGTCGGGCGACGTCGCCAACCTGTTCCGCGTTGTGCGCCGGCATTACGAGCCCTTCGTCCAGGAGCTGCGCTGGCTGATTGCCAGCCGGGCGGAATTCGACCGGCAGCGGTCGATCGATCCGACCACGTTGACCGATATCGAGCGCGCCGTCCGCTTCCTTTACCTCCAGCGCCTGGCGTTCGGGGGCAAGGTCATCGGCCGGCACTACGGCGTCGACCGGAAGTCGCCGTCGCGGTTCAACCTGGCCAAGCTCCGCGCCGAGCTGCGCCTGCTCAGCCGACGCCTCGAGCCCGTACAGATCGAGCAGCTGACCTATGCCGAGGTCATCCGGCGGTACGACCACGCCGGCGCGCTGTTCTATCTGGATCCGCCCTATGACGAGACGACCGGTTACGGCGTCGAATTCGGGCGCGACGATTATGTCGCGATGGCCGCGCAGCTGGCGACGATCGCCGGCAGCTTCATTATGTCGATCAATGACACGCCGTTCATTCGTGAGGCGTTCGCTGCCTTCGACATCCAGGAAGTCGAGACGACCTGGACGATCGGGGCGGTAGCGACGGGCGCCGGCGCGAAAGTCACTGAGCTGATCATCCGTAACAGGCCGGCCTGACCGACTTCGTGCTTTGACTCGGAAA